ATATAATCGTAAACATCGCTGTCATAAAGTTTTTTTATTTCTTCCCACCGGTTCGCTAAACGGTTCATTCTTTCGTTATATTCCACAAGAGTGATTGCACCTGTCGCTAGATCATGCTGTGCTTCTAAAACAGGTTCATAGATAGTAAGTATTTGTTTTGAATATCTTTGCATTTCTGCAATATCAGCATCTTCTAGGTCAGTAATTCGGTCTTTTAAATCGGAAATAGCAGTCTCAATGGAGTAGAACTTATCGTTTAAATCCGTCTCAAGTTCTTCCATATCTGCTTGATATTGTTTTTCAAACTTGTTAATTTTGTTATATGCAATCGCACTAAAAACCCAACCACTAACGATTATAACAATAACCATTAGTCCGAAAATATAATTTAATATTTTGACATTTTTTTTCATTTACTCACTCTCCCTTCATAAGAATTTATCAGCGAAAAATATCACAACAAACAACACTATTGCTAATACTAATCCTAACCACCAGCCGAGATCGTCTTTGTTGTCTTTCATGATGTTTTCTCCCTCAACACAACGACCTCAACTTGCGGTTCCTTTATCTGCTTGCTGATTTTGCAAGCAACATCATAGCAATAACCTCTAGCAAATTCTCTGACGCCTGTCCATATCGGACGACCATTAATAAACCCCTTGACATAGATCCTGCTATCCTTTCTGCGGATTGCAAATTCTAAATTGTTCATGGCATCACTCCTCTCCCTATTTTTTATTCCGAGTTTTAACTAAAATCTAAATAAAACTGATAGTGTGTATTTTTAATCCTTTTTTGGGCCATTGAAACATATTCAGGGTTTATTTCAATCCCTATCCAATTACGTCCTAATTTTTTTGCTACTACTCCGGTAGTTCCGCTTCCCATAAACGGATCCAAAACAATTCCGTCTTTCGGGCAACCAGCTTTTATTGGAGTTTCGATAAGCTCCTCAGGGTATACTGCGAAATGTAGCTCACTAAAATTTCTTGTCGATATAGACCAAACAGAACGTTTATTTCGCATAAGGTCTACGGGTGGTTTATACCTATCATTAAAACCTATATAATCATTTCTCCCAACTAAATCTTGTTTTCTTCTTCCACTATTTATTTGACCTATAACCCCTTTACTGCCTCTAGGTGGATTAATATCTTCTGTAACCATCGCTTCTTTTTGTTGTTCAAAGTAATATTTTTTGTTTTTCACAAAAAAGAATAACTTTTCAAAATCAACCGTAAACCGATCTTTTACGCTTTCCGGCATAGCATTCGGCTTATGCCATATAATTTCGTTTCGAAGAATATAGCCTAGTTCATCGGTCATCATTAAAGCAAATCGAGATGGAATTTGGAGAAGACTTTTTTTAGTATTAGTTCCACCATAAGCATCGCCTAAATTTACCCAACAAGAACCTTCTGCTTTTAAAACTCTTTTTACTTCAGCAAATATATCGCATAATTTTTTAAAATAGAGTTCCAAATTTTCTTCCCTACCTATCTGACCGACAACTCCGTAATCCCGTAATCCCCAATAAGGCGGAGATGTGATTACCATATCAACACTTTCACCAGGTAATGTTTTCAGAATCTCTAAACAATCCCCTTGATAAATATGATTAATTTTCATTACATCATCTCCTTCTACATCCTATACCCAATCCTTTCATATTCGTTGTAAACCTTACCAAAGTACAGCACCGCCCTTTTATATTCATTCGGAAGTTTCTCTTTAAGTGTTTCCAATTCTTTTTTTATCTGGATATTAAACGGACAACCAACACACCCAGTTCTTTCAAAATTATATGGATAATAATATAAATCGCATAATTTAACACTAAACTTTTTAACAAACCAATCCATCCAAGAATCGGAAACAATGGAAAGCGGATGAAACTTAACAAGATTGTCCTCTTTAAAAACGGTGCAATGCATATTGCCTCTTAGCCCCCCCTCACTTTTTCTCATTCCCGTCATTGGAATAATCTTTTTGCTCTCTTTTTCCCATTTTTTAAATGTGTTTTTCTTGAACTCATAACAACAACGATCTGATATTTTTAATTTGAAATCATCTTCATATTGATACAATAGTTTTTCAGGACACGCAAACTTTGTTTTTCCTTGCATATTTTTATAATGCAAAATTGACTTTGCTTTTGAACCTCTTTTCCATTGGTTTATTTGTATACTATGTTCCTTACTCTTAAATGGATAACCTACCCTTTCAAGCGTTTTTACAATGTTCTTACGAGGAGAAATCATAATAATTCGTTTGTCTTTTGTTTGCAAAGACTTAACAAATTTATAGATTAAGCGAAATTCTAAACCTGTATTGCAGAATACTCTAGGAATTTTATTTCCGGGAATAGCCATATCAAGCAAATAATGCAAGACTGTGCTATCTTTTCCACCGCTAAAAGACAAGTAGAAATTTTCTTCTCCGTATTGATTGATAATTGATTTAATCTTCTCTATCCTATCGAACAGAATGAATTCGTTTTCCTCGATCTCGTCTGGTAAAAAATCGAATAATTTTTGTTGTTCTGCTATCATAATCTCGCCTCTTTCAAAACAAGCTCATTTGTCCTCGCTTTAAAATAGTGCTAGTTGACCTTCATCAATAATTTTTCGTTCCACAGCAGAAATACCATTTAACCGATCTTTTGCAATCTCAAAATATTTTTTATCTATTTCAAAACCAATATATCTCCGGTTTAATTCTTTTGCCGCAACACAGGTCGTTCCACTACCTAGAAAGAAATCTGCTACTATATCGTTTTCTTGTGTTGTATGTAATAAATGTCTTTTAACAAGTTCTAACGGTTTTATAGTAGGATGAGCATATAAATTTTTGTCGCTCTTGTTTGTCGGAGATAAATACCACTTACTTTTGTATTCATATCCGTCATTCAATTTTACTCCACTCTCACGAAAATATAAACAGTATTCCAAATCGCTCAACCAAACATTGTAAGTGAAAGGGGTAGGATTTTCTTTTGCCCATACCAATATCTCGCAGGAATAATCTTTAAAACGATTCATTATTGTTAATATTTGTTGTTTATTGCACCAAATAAACAGATTAAGTTTTTTACTGATGCGTTCGAAATCATCTAAAATCGAATAATCAATTCCTTCAATAATGTCTTTCATATTCCGGCGAATAAGTTTATGAATACAGTCGCCAAAAGCGCCGCCACCTTTGCCATCGGATTGCAATTCATAAGGTATATCGGTATATATGCAATCCACGCTTTTATCAGGGATTTTTTTTATTGCCTTGTAACTATCTTCATTGTATATTTCGTTAAGTTTATATTCTCCTATCATTTATACCCCCCCTTTTCTTCTTGTCATTTCTTTCATTTAATTATTCATTTTCTTTAATTCATAAATCACATTTAATGCAGAGAATTAAGATAATACCCCGAGTTTTATCTCTGTTTCGCTTTCTGCAAAATAAGAATCTTTTCTCCGTCCGTTTCTCCAAGCAAAATTTCAAATGACTTTGTCTGCATTATATCCCGATATTCTTTCGGAATAACAAGACGACCTAATTCGTCAATATCACGACGAATGCCAATCGGCTTAACTTTTTTGCTTTTAATAAGACTTAATATCTCTTCCTTCGTATATTTAATTCTCAAGTTTGCTCCTCCTTCTCCCTTAATTTTTCTTTAAAATAATTACATCGCCATAAAGCCTGAAACCCGTGATTGAGTGAGCAAGCAGATTAAACCGTCTATGTTTGAACACCTCGGATTTTTCGGCATAGGCTGAATAATTCTCGTCCCGGATATATCCGACTAATTCTTTGCCAGTAAGATCCGGAATTGAATCCAAAGGCTCGATGGTAATATTTGTTTTTATAATGAAACCGACCTTCCCAACATTTCCCCCTTTCTTTAATACCGTTTCAACGAAACGCGTTATCTCTCCCCTTCTAGCAACTTTATTATACCACTTATTTGCCAAAAAATAACACCTCCTTTTTTTTGTTTTTTTTATTATGTTTCGTTGCACGTCTTCTGGTTATATTCGAGAAAGCCTTCGATTGTTGCTTTCTTCGAAACAAACACATCATAAACGTAATCGTCATAGGTGTTCTCGGCAAGCAAAAAATAAACTTCTACATCCTTTTCTTGCCCTCGGCGATAAATTCGACGATAACCCTGTATAATCGCTTCCGCGCTCCAGACCAGTCCAAACCAAATGACTGTATTTCCGCCTTTCTGCAAGTTCAAACCAAATTTATTGGAAAAAGGCGATAAAATCAGATATTTTATCTTCCCGGCGTTCCAATCATCTTCATCTTGTTTGCCTTCGTAAAGCCGAGCCCCTGGAAGATTAGATAAAAGATATTCTTTATCTTCTTTAAAGACATAGAATATCACGACATTCCCCGCTATTGTTTCAAGAAGTTCTTTCAGTTTTTCAAACTTGTAATGATTTATCCGATGCGGCACATGAAATTCATCATAAATGAACCCGTTTGCCAATTGCAACGCTTGATTCATCATATGTGCTATACTGGACGCTTCTATATTTTTAAAATCATCGGTCATGACGCTAAACATTTTGCGCAGAGCGTTGAATCTTCGCTGATCAGATTTGCAATATATCTTGTATTCGTGTTTCTCTACATCTAACTGCAATTCTTTTTTAAGACTATATTGGCTAATCGTCTCTTGCAAAGCCTCATATACCTGAGGATGCATGAAATAAGTATGTTTAAGATATGGAAGCACAAAGCAAAAATCTCTTTGAAAATCATATGCGCTCTTTTTATAAATACCGAGCAAGTAAAATACATAATACATTTCATCTGCTTTTTTGTATTTCCCAATCAAAAAGTCAGGATATTTCTTTGGTTTGGTTTCCGGCGTTATTTCCCGAACATTCGGAAAAGGCGTTCCGCTTAAAAGGAATAAAAGCGTGTCATCGGTTAGAATACTTTTCAACGCTTTAAACCGATTGCTTTTAGGGTCTTTGAATTCCGAGCATTCGTCAACAATAATCATATCGTATTTTGGACGATATTTATTATCGATGAAAAAAACGCGGTTCCCTTTTTTAACTTTCTTTCCTACCAGCCAAGTAAACAGACTTGAAGAAATAATGTGAATACAAATTCCGGTATTTCCGGTATTTTGGAGCATTTTAATTCGTTTATCCTCTGCCCCCTCTATCAATGTAACAATAGGCTCAAGATAATTAAAATTACTCCACTTGCGAATCTCATTTTGCCATGTAGTAAGCGTCACGACTTTCGGGGCTATGATGAGAATTTTATTTACCCCTTGAAAAATCTTGCGGTCAATGAGCCCAAGCAGAAGCGCCGTCTTGCCTGTTCCCATATCCCAGAACACCCCGAAGCGCTTCTGCTTTTCAAGAATCTCAAGAACCCCGTCTTTGTCTACCCACTCAGTTCCCATTTCTTATCTCCAACTTGATATTTTATATATATTTTATATTAACAACTCTTCAAAATCTTCATTTTCGTCTTTTAAGTAAAACCATTTCCCGTCTTTGAAAAGATATAAAAAATCAACTCCAGTTCTTCCAAGTTCATATTTGTAATCTTGTTCGTCGAAGTTTGTTTTAATTTTAATTGGTTGACCGCGCCATCTGTGATAGTCTTTTGTGTATTTCCGCCGTTCTTCCAAAAGCATATCCGCATATGCTTTATAAGGCATATTGGAAAAATTTTTGAATTCCGTTGTAGTCCCGAGTTCTTCGATGTCCCCAAGCGCAATGAGTTCTTCGACCTTTTCTTTGGTTTTGTAATTATCCTTGAGAATCGCACCTACCCCCGCCGGATAACCGTCATAATGACAATAAATGCTTTCAACTTTGTTTTCTTTTAAAATCCCGATTCTGCAGGTTGTAGCCATTTCTTCACTCCTCCTCATTTTCGATATATTTTAGTTTGGCTATCAAAACTTCAATGAGCCGGGACGGATTCTTATTATCCCCCGGGATATAAGTTATCCGTCCCTCTGGAATTATTACATTTTTTTCTGTGCCGCGATAGAATACTTCTACTTTATTATCATTACCTTCGAGAAGATGTGCGGCAAGCAAATCCGAAAACATTAACGCCTCTTCGTTTTTTTCTTGATTAGCCATAAAGAAGATTTCTAGTAGTTCTTTATCCATTTTTTCACCGCTATCAACTGTTTTCTTGTCCATTCTCCCCCTTCTTTCTGTGAATAATTGTTTTCAACTCAACATAAATATCTTCAAGTTCTTTTGCTACTATCTCTAACTCATCAACGCTTCCCGTTATCTTTAAACTTCCTAACATATATGCCATATCTTGAAAACGAAGTGTTAAACGGAGAAAATCCGCTCTTTCTTCAGACAAAGCGATTTCCGGGTCGGTTTTCATTTCTTGAATGGTTTTTTCCATTGCAAACCGCCGGTCAAACAAAAACTTTTCTGCCCCTTTGAAGCCCGCTTCGGCAATAGTGATAAACGCATACTCTTCAAATAAATTCTTTTTTTTAGCCATTATTCCTCATTCCTTTCTTTCTTAATTTTTCTGAATAGGATTATTTCGTCATAATATCTCACAATCTCAAGACGCATTCCAATGTCATTGTAAAAATCTTTTTCGTCTTCGAATTGATTTTCCAAGCAGTATCCCAAATCCGGTTTTTTCTGTGCTTCTCGATGCACTTCTCTTGCTAGGTCGCGTATTTCATACCAAAAACTATCTTCATCAAGAAACAAATTATCTCTTATTTTTTCATCTTCTTCCCTGTTACTCAAAAATATCAAACCCCAATTCCATTTTTGCTATGAAGATTAAAAATTCTTTGATTTTCTCAATCGGAACATTTAAAACATCCAACTCCACAAGAATTTTTTTGACTTCTGTTTGAACAGAAATCGGCATTTCTTTAATCATCATGACTATGTTCTCAATTTGCATAACATGAACCGTTGTCCAGTCCTCCGGAGTTTCGGAATTTTTAAGGACAACGAATTCAGTTCTGTCAACGCCTTTTTCTTCCAAAAAAGTGTCCAGCCATCGCGCAAAGGCAGTGTTTTTAAGTTTGTTTTGTTTTGTAAGCCATTTCTTGATTTTTTTAATGTCCTCATCTTCGAGATCTACATTTTTGCTCCCGCGTGTTCTAACAAAAATGGCCGGCCCGACAATGTTTTCCGAATATTCACGAACATTGAAATTATGCGGAAGGTTAAGCAATTTGCCTTCTTCATTGATGATAATCGAAAGCCCTTCGTCGATAATATCGCTAAAGCAATATTCGATGTAACCGCCAACCAGATTACGATATGTTTCGTATCTGTCCTCAATCATTTCCTCCCGAAAATCTTCTCCGGGATTCTTAATCAAAACTCTAATTTTAGACATTTTATCTCCTTTCTGGAGTATTACTAACTCCATGAAG